ACCTACTCCCACTCAATCAGGCATTTGCTTTTGTCCTCATTGTAATAAAACCTCTTAACCTTCTCCAATCTGTCATCATTTGCAAAGCTCCCAACTCTTAATGGTGACTCTGGATCTGGACAAGGAACAAAAAACTGTTTTTCCTTTTTCTTATTTGGTATTTCTGGCTTTATAGCCTCCATATAAGAAGGTGGTGGAATATTAGTATTTTGTTGTGGTGTTGAATATACAAAGCTGTTAGGTGTCCACTGCAAAGGCTCATAGCTTGGCATCTTTACACCACATTTAATTACAGTGCCATTTTTATCAACATCAATTAAATTTATTAAATTATTTCTGTGAATTTTTACACAGCCAGCATAATTTATTATTGGTTTTGGAACTTTATTTACTACAGGAACTTCAAACTGCCATGTTTTTATCTTTGGTATTTCTATTTGATTAATATTTACCTGTGGAATTTCCAATTACAAACCTATTTTTTTTGGAATAGCAAATGATTCACCTGTAGTTTCTGGTAAGGTGTTTTTCATTACATCAGGTAATTTTTTTTGTAAATCGCCCATCAACTTGTTTTTAATCGTTCTGCTAAATTCGGGGGATGTTACATACTTATATCCAAAGTACCCTCCACCTATAACTGAAGTTACCATTAAAAATGAGAGAATACTCAAAACATTAGCTATCTTTTGAAACATGATAAAACTTGCTGTAATTAGAGCTATGTCAGTTATGAGCATAGCTGTTCTATTGCTCATTATAGGTTTATCGCCTTTGTATGTCACTATGAGCCTTATGACAAGACAAATGCAAGAAACTAAGCGTTAGGGTCTACTGGATATTGCGTCATATTAAATTTTTCAAAGTTTCCATCTTTGTCATAAGTCGCACCATATAAGGTAACTAAAGCTGCGGTATCTGAACAATTATCAATCTCTGTCTCTCTAGTATTACAGGCAGTTCTTACCCCATCACGATAAGTTGTAATTGCTGTAGGTATTGCAGTAGATTTTTCTGCTTTTCTTACAACGTACCAATCGTATCTTGCTAACAATGAACCAGCAGTTGCTTTTTCTTGTGCTTTTAATACTGATTTAACACCTAAAGTTACAACCTGATTGCCATTCTCATCTTTCAATAAATTACCATCTTTATCTTTAGCATTTACATCATCAAGTGCTTTTGCAGTTCCATCGCCCCAATAAAAACGTGAGTCATATACTGGGTCGTCAGCAACCTCAGTAATACCAAGATTTTTTTTCTCTTGTGCTGTTGATAGTCTTAACCAGTTAGCAGGGTAATTTACATCCCCAACTGTAAAGGGAACATCAACTACTAAAGGTTTTCCGTCTAGTTTAAATGCCATAGTTTTATTCTAGTGTATGCCCGTTTATCTAGCACGAGCATTTTTAAATGGAGCTTCCGCAAATGCAAAATAAATATATGTAGATCCACTATTATTAAAGGGATTTTTATCTCTTCTAAATTTGATTCCATTGCTTACAAAATCAAAGTGTTCCTGACCAACTGCACCTTCAGCACCAGAAGTATTTGCAAATATTCTATGATCACCTACATTAAAAGGATCTCTTTTATTGTCATACATAGGCCAATCTTCAGACCCACTTGTCAATTTTATCATTATCCAAGCTGGTCTGAACCCTGTAAAAACAAACGTGCCATCACTTGATCCGTTGCCTGTATATGATCCAAACTTGCTATACCCTGCTACTTCACTAAAACAGTAGGCAACAATAGTTGAGGGAGTTGAAGTATTCATCCCACTCCACGTTCCTAAAGTAAATACAGTTGATGTTGGTTCGGTATCGTTATACCATTGTGCATTATCTGATGTTGCAGTTGTGGTGTCTAAAAATAATGTTTTTGTTGCACCATATCCTTGATGGAAAACAAGCCAATTATTTGCAATATTTCTAGCCTTCAAAATTACGGCAGTTGGTTTAACTCCAAGACCATGCCCAAAAGTTAAAACACTTCCTGTTCCGTTTAGTGTGACTATAGAAAAGCCTGCCGAAGCATTTACTTTCGCAGTAGATTGTACTGTTCCATCAAAATTACTTGATCCAAGAGTTGAGTTTGTATTGACCTGCCCACCCATTCCACTATGAGAAGAACAATAGTAATACAGAGTTGGTGCGGAAGCAGCTACAACTATCGTTACCTGTGTTGATGAATTATGTGTAACCCCTGTTGTATATTCAGATCCACCGCCATGTGTACCATCAGATGTTGTAGAAAATCTAAATGGATGTCCTGATGGGTAATTAAAAATATAAGTACCACCCTCTGCTAAATCAAGAGTTACAGCAGACGTTCCGAAACCATCAAATCTAAACTTATTACCAGAATCGGAAACAACTGTTACTGTATAAGTTTTGCCATCTGTATCGCCAGCGTTCCAGTTCCAAAGGACATAATTCTCACCATTTGCATTACAATTTCCACTATCTGCGTTCCATCTAACTCCATTACTTAAAAAAGTCATGCTTCGACCACCATGAGTGCTTTCTACATCGGAACTATTTGATGATAAACTTGCATTTCCTCCTCTTATTACATCTATTAACATGTGCTCATACCCATTCGTATTTCTTCCTTTTACCCAAACCCAGTCAGGAGCAAAATCCAAACCTGTTACTGAATTAGAACTACCTGTCCCTGTATAAAGCAAAGTATTAAAATGATTATTAGGTAGCAGTATTGTTGGGTCGGGTAAGTTTGTTGAATTTAATTTTTTATATCCTGTTGGTTGAGTATAATCAAATGCTCTTTGTCCAAAATTAAAAATTGCACTTGCATCTGTAACGGAGCTATCTCCACAACAAGGAATCCAAGTATCTCCTTTATCTGTTGGTAAAGTTATTGTAGAAACTAAAGAACCATTTTCATAAACATATAAATAGTAATCATCTAAATTTAAAGCAAAACCAATAACATCATTTGTTGCAAAATTAAGAGAAGAGGTTACTGTGCTATTCCAAACGACTGTAATATTTCCTCCCCTTATACCAGCAGAATTATAGTAAATTAATGCTGATTCAGTATAATTTGTTGTTTCTTTTACAGTAGTCCAGCCTGCAACTAATTTATCTGCATTTTGTCCAACTGTCATTTCGTAATACCATTTACCTGATTTAACAGCCATTGTTGCAGCGATATTATCATTAGCTGATGTTCCTAACCATTCAAGATTTCCATTTGATACTGTTCCATTACTTGAAGCCCCCATATTTAGAGTTAGTGGATTTAAAGTACAAAAATTATTAGTTGGGCTATCTTCTACCGAATCATTACCAGCACCAGCACTTACAGAAAAATTATTTGGTGTGAAGTTGTTTCCGTTACCGCTTGAATCTTTGCCAAGTGTTGTTGCAGTTGTTCCAGAATTATCTGCAAATTTTAAATAAAATCCATTTGTTCCAAAAGTTAATCCTGATGTGTCAATAGGATTCCATTGACCTGTTGTAGCGTCTGTCTCTCCAAAAGATGATGGTGTTAATTGTTGTCCATCAATAAAATTAACCTCTGCCATATATCCGTCAAAATCATAACTTGAACCATTTGCATAGATTCCTAATGTATGAGCATAAGTTGTATTGAAAGCATAATCTGTATTTTGTGAAACAGAATTATCTGTTTCTAAAGTTTGTCTTGTGTCATTTATGTAAATAATTACTCTATCTGCTGCTGTACTATTTGTAGTGTCAACTGAAACTACAATGTGATACCAGGCCGAAGGATCTCTTAATTTTGCATTTGTTAATTTAATTGCTGCTGAATTAGATTGAAAGTTTAGTTGATCGTTACTACCAATTCTAATTATGTTATAAGCACTTCCATCATAAGCACTAAACAAGTCATGCACAGCACCAAAAGTACATCGTTTTATCCAACCACTCCATGTCCATGTTCTTCTATTTGAAGCACTTGTAGGAGTCCTATTTAAATAAGCATTATCATCATCATTAAACCTTAAACTACGATCTACCTTAAAGGCACTATCAACAGCACCAGAAGCTCCAATTCTTATCGCATCATAAAAACCCATTACTTAACGTCCAATGAAACTGCACAATGTATAACATTGCTTGAAAGTATTAC